ATTAAATAAGTGGACTATATCATGGCTACGGAGCATTTGCTCCGTAAATATCGTGAGAGAAAAGAAGCTCTTACGCAAACGTTAGCTGCTGGAAGTATTGAGAACTTTGAACAATACCAAAGGATAGTTGGCGAAATAGCAGGTTTGAGTTTCTGTGAACAGGAGATTCAAACCCTACATTCTAATATGGAGGATGCAAATGACTAATAAAGTCGAAACAAAAACTGTTCCAGATAGGGTATTAAGGGATTTTGGAAGTGATAAAGCTGCTCCAGACGCAAGTCTAGAACCTGTTATTACTCCTGAGAACTTAGACTCTCATGCGGAATCGCTACCTAGACCAACTGGGTATCGAATTTTAATATTACCTTTTACAGCGTCTACTGTAACTAAAGGCGGTATACATTTAGCTAAAGCAACTGTTGATAAGGAAAGACTTGCAACTGTTGTTGGTTATGTTGTCGCGTTAGGACCAGATGCGTATAGTGACTCACATAAGTTCCCTGAGGGAGCTTGGTGTAAAGAAGGTGATTGGGTAATCTTTGGCAGATATGCTGGAGCTCGTTTTCAAATAGAAGGTGGCGATATGCGTCTTTTAAATGATGATGAAATTCTAGCCTGTATAGATAATCCCGAAGCAATTTTATCATAACAATCTTGAGGAGGACTCATGCAAAATAACGAAGCAGAAAAAATAGAACTAGAACTTCCCGAAGGGGAAGTAGACATACACGCAGCAGACGTTGATGATTCAATCAAAGACGAAGTAGTTGTTGAACAACAACCTGTAGCGGAAACTCAACCAAAAGACGAGTTAGACGAAATAAGTGATTCAGTACAAAAACGTATTGATAAACTTACTTATAAAATGCGAGAAGCAGAAAGACAGAGAGATGAAGCTGTTAATTATGCTCAAAGCGTAAATCAAACAGCATCAAGCTTAAAAGAAAAGTTAAAGAACTCAGACTCTTCCCTTTTCAAAGAGTACGACAATAGGGTACAATCTGAAATAGCAGGAGCCAAACAACTTTTAAGAGAGGCTCAAGATGCAGGGGATGGCGAGGCGGTTGCTAATGCAACTGAAAAACTTTCTAGAGTAAGTGCCGAAGCAGAAAATCTAAGAAGATTATCAGCTCAGCAACAAGTTAGAGAGAAAAGCCGAGCACAAGAAGTTCCCGTAGAACAGTATCAGCCTACCCTACAGCCTCAGGCTAGTGGACCTGATCCAAAAGCAGAGAGATGGGCGGCTAGTAATAAATGGTTTGGAGATGATCAAGCAATGACGTTTGCAGCATTTGGAATACATAAAGAACTTGTCGAGGGTGGGATAGACCCAACTTCGGACACGTACTATTCCGAAGTAGACAAACGTATGCAAGAAAATTTCCCACACAAGTTTTCAGAAGAGCAATCTGCACCCGTGCAACAGGTTGCTGCCTCTAGCAGAGGTGCTAGTGGTAAAAAATCATCACGCAAAATCAAGCTAACACCAAGTCAAGTAGCAATAGCTAAAAGACTGAATGTGCCGCTAGAAGAATATGCTAAGCATATCGAAGGAGTATAAAATGACAGACGATAATAAAACAACAGACGTCACCACTGACCGTAACTCACGGTCTGCAGAGACACGAGCCTCTCAAACTCGCAGAACGCCTTGGAAACCCCCGTCAATGTTAGACGCACCTGAAGCACCTCCTGGATATCAATTCAGGTGGATTCGTGAAGCTACTAGAGGACAAGATGATAAATCTAATATGTCTAAACGTATTAGAGAAGGATATGAACCTGTGAGAGCAGAAGACTATCCTGATTTCGAAGCCCCTACAGTAGATAGCGGAAGCAACAAAGGAGTAATTGGGGTTGGAGGTTTAATCCTTGCTAAAGTACCTGTCGAAACTGCTGATGAGCGTAATGCTTATTTTTCAAACCAAGCACAATCTGCTATGGACGGTGTAGACCAAAACTTTATGCGAGAAAGTGATTCTAGAATGCCTATAAAAGATAGTGATATCCAAAGGTCTTCTAAAGTCGCGTTTGGTAGTAAATCTACCAATAAAGGAAATTAATAATAACAATGTATATAGACAAAGGAGATAATCATGGCTAATACAAATAAACCAGATGGTTTTACTCCCGCATATCATATGTACGGTGGTGTTATTCGTCCTGCTAAAATGAGAATCGCGAGTGAAGCATCAGCATCAATCTTTTCAGGTGATGTTGTAACTTTATCAAGTGGTTATGTCATTCAAGGAACGGCGACAAGCACACCTATAGGCGTATTTTACGGAGTATTTTTCACTGCTACAGACGGCACACCAACGTTTTCAAAAACTTGGACTGGGTCTACGGCAACACTAGGTGGAGCAGATGCAGAAGCTCTCGTTTACAACGATCCAGCGATCGTTTACGAAGCTCAATTTACAGCAGGTACACCTGCGGTAAGTTTCATCGGCTCTAAATATACTCTTTCTACTACTGCAGGCAGCACTGTCAACGGTAGGTCAAAGGAAGGGGTCACAGCAACTACTTCAAGTGGTGTAGCGTTAATGGTAGGTTTCGCCTCGCAACCAAGCAACTCAATCGGTGCTTTTGCGAGAGGACTCTTCACATTCCCGACTAACACATTTGCGGTCTAATAGGAGCATAAATAATGGCAATTAATAGAGCCCAACTAGTCAAAGAACTAGTACCAGGACTCCATGCTCTTTTTGGATTAGAGTATGAGAGATACAATAACGAGCACGAAGACATCTTCGACACCGAGACATCTGAAAGGGCGTTTGAGGAAGAAGTAATGTTAAGTGGGTTTGGTGAAGCACCAACTAAAGGAGAAGGAGCAGCAGTCATTTATGATACAGCTCAAGAATCTTTTACTTCGCGTTATACACACGAAACTGTAGCATTAGCATTTGCGTTGACAGAAGAAGCTATCGAAGATAACCTCTACGATACACTTTCTTCAAGATACACAAGAGCTTTAGCAAGGTCTATGCAACAAACTAAGCAAGTGAAAGCTGCTAACGTATTAAACAATGCGTTTAGTTCTTCATTTGTTGGCGGTGATGGAAAAGAGCTTTGTGCTACTGACCATCCTACTGTTGCAAACGTGGATTTGAAAAATGAGTTGACTACTTCAGCTGACTTAAATGAAACTTCACTGGAACAAGCGTTAATCGATATCGGTGACTTCAGAGATGAAAGGAATTTAAAAGTCAATGCACAAGCAAGGAAATTAATAATTCCACCTTCTTTGCAGTTTGTAGCGGATAGACTCTTGGAAACTCCTGGAAGAGTTGGTACTTCAGATAATGACATCAATGCAATTAGAAACATGGGAATGGTTTCTGAAGGCTATGTTGTTAATCATTATCTAACGGATACTGACGCTTTCTTTATCAAAACTGACGTACCTAACGGATTGAAACATTTCGTTAGAACGGCTGTATCTACTAGTATGGAAGGCGACTTCGAAACTGGTAATGTAAGATACAAAGCTAGAGAACGTTACAGTTTCGGTTTTAGTGACTGGAGAGGAATCTTTGGTTCACCTGGAGCGTAATTCACTTTCGTGAAAAAAATTAAAGGGACCTTCGGGTCCCTTTTCTTTTGTAAACGAATGATATACAATCAGAGGACTAGGGTTTATTAAATTGTTCTATCGACTGACCTAGCAGACAAGCCGAGACAATAGAACTTATTTCCGTAGGAGGAAATTATGGCAAAATCGACATTTTCAGGTCCAGTAAAATCTTTAGCTGGATTTATATCAGCAGGTAATGCTAACGTAGTTAGTTTAACTGCAGACACAAGCATTACAGTAGCAGACCATGCAGGTAAGGTTTTAATTTG